AGTCTACGATATTGATAACCTCCCTCAAATCCTTTTACCAATTCTTTGCACCTAAAGTCAATCAAAATCCCTGATAAGCCATCTACCATTCTATTTAATACAGATGCTACAGACTCTATTCGTAACGCAACATCATTACTTTGCGTAGGTCTAGCAGTCAATCCTGCACCTCGCAATATCTGAAAAGGTGTAGATTCATCTGTTTGAGATCTAAAGTCACCTGCTGGGTCACCATATATATGAACCTCACAGTTAGCATATCTTGTTGCTATTTCTGCACGAAGTAACTCTGCAAACCTAACAACACCCATATCAAAAGCTACAATCTCTTGTAATATATTCCATCTGCCTCTTACCTTTTGACCAAAGACTGCCGCAGGTGTAAGACCAAAGTCCAGTCCAATATATACTGGCACACCATCTGCTACTGGTATTTCTTCTTTTGCGACATGGGTATCAGCTACAAACATATTATAAACTGGTTTACCATCTTGAATACTACCAAGCCTATTCATAACATATACATCTATCCAAGACTTTGTTTTACCTTGTACCAAGTTAGGATAATATGACTCTAATATATTTTTGCTGTTCTCTGCCTTTTTATTTGGCTTGTATCCACTTACAACACCATCTTCATCTTTTTCTTCTATCATGCCACTAGGCTGTGTAAAGAACTGCCAGTTATCAGGCTTGATTAACATACGACTTTCTTCCAAAGTTATATGGTCTGGTACTGGTACTTCACCTGACATTATTGACCACCAGTGATCTTCTTCAGGACTATTGGTATCACAGATAACACCTGACCAAGATGCACCACCATCTTTGACACTAGGATATCTACCAACTCTCATAGTACAAGCATCAATAATAGACTTAGGTATTTCTCTAGCCTCGTTAACCCATACCCCAGTAAGTTCTAATGATAATAGTTTTTTAACATCTTCAGGTCTATCAAGTGCAAGAAAGATAACCTCCATCTCAAGATCACCTGCTGTAATCATATGGGTATATGGCACAGACCACATAAACTTACCCCATTCATTTTCAGGAAACCAATCAAGCCAAGTCTTTATAGTTGTTGTTCTAAGTTGTGGATTAGTGTTTCTTATGATTGCCCATCTGCTTTTTCTTTTACCTGACTTATCAGGTTCTTGCATCAAGGCTCTTCTAAATATTTCTATACTACAAGCAACTGACTTGCCACTTCCAACTGGACCTCTAATGCCACGAAAGAAAGTATTATCTTTCATAAAAGCCTTTAAGACTTCACCATCAGGTTTGTATTTAAACTGTATCAATTTTTGTATTGACTCCAATTCTTAAAAGGGTGTCAACAGTTTCAGGACCTATGACAGCTATAACTTTATCAGCTTCCCTATCAGTACAAAATTGTTCAGGGTGATGTTTGAGGTGTACTCTCTTAACAACCTCACGAAGTATTCTTCTTTCTTCTATCTTTA